ATATTTACTTATATTCAACCATCAAGCATGAGTGCTGATGTATCAAAACTTATGGATGACTTGATAAAAATAACTAGAGAGCTTAAAAACGCATCTGATATAGCAACAGGCGGAATAAATCCAGAAGATGCTTCAGGAAAGGCAATACTAGCAGTTCAGCAAGCTTCACAGCAACCTATGGTAAAACAACTTTCAGGCTTAAAGAGATGTATAGAAGACTTAGCTAGAATATGGCTAGATATGTGGACTGTATATACACCAGATGGAATGAAACTAGAAGAAGATGTTGTTGATCCGGTAAGTGGAGAAACGTATACAGAACTTGTAGATATTCCAGTAACAGTACTTGAAAATTTAAAAGGAACTGTAAAAGTTGATATAACTCCAAAAAGTCCTTTTGATAAATATGCCCAAGAATTATCATTAGAGAATTTACTTAAAGGCGGATATTTTACAGCTCAGAAAGTTGGAGAGTTAAAAATATATGCTGAAAGCTTACCAGATGATGCTACAATGCCTAAGCAAAAACTTTTAGACATGTGTGAAAAGATAGAAGAAGAACAACAAAAAATAGCTGAGATAAACGCACAAGCTCAAATTATGCAACAAAGAGCTAGTGAATTTATTAATTCAAACCCATATGATCAGGCAAATACTATAAGACAAGTTTTGGGCAATGCACAAAATAATGAACAATTAGCACCTATGTAGGTGTTTTTATTATGACCAAGCCTTATGTCATTAAAAGATGTGGTTTTGTGAAGCAAACACAATAGAAAAAAATAGGAGGATTTTAAAATGTTTGAAGAAACAAAAGACCTAGTCGATGAGACTGAAAATACTGAGGAACAGACAGTAGAAGAAACTGTTGAAAGTACAGAAGAAGAAACTGCTGAAAATGTAGAAGAAGTAGAAAGTACGGAAGAGCCAAAACTAAAGTACACAGAAGATGAATTTAATCAAAAAGTGGACGAACTAGTGGCAAAAAAATTAGGTCGAAAGACGGCAAAACTAGAGAGAGAATTTAAAAGAAAATACTCAAAGCTAGAAAACGTATTAAATGCAGGTTTAGGGACTAACAACGTGGAAGAAGCTACAAAAGAACTAGCTGAATTTTATACACAAAAAGGTATAAACATACCAAATGAGCCTAGTTTTTCTGAGAGAGAGACAGAAATCCTAGCAAATGCAGAGGCTAATGACATTATTTCACTCGGATATGATGAAATATCTGATGAAATAGATAGACTCAAAAAAATTGGAAAAGACAATATGTCTAATAGAGATAAGTTGATATTTTCAAGACTAGCAAACGAGAAAGCAAGAATAGAAGAAGAAAAAGAACTTTTATCTATTGGTGTTAATCGTGAAATGTTAAATGATGAAAAATTTAAAGAGTTTAGAGAAAATCTAAATCCTAATTTATCGCTTAAAGACCAATACGAAATGTATTTAAAACTTAATCCGAAAAAGGAAATAAAAAAAATGGGAAGTATGAAAAATGGAGCGACAAACAATATAAAAGATTTTTATACGTATGAAGAAGCTTCTAAATTTACTGATGACGATTATAAAAATAATCCAGACTTATATAAAATTGTTGAAAAATCAGCGTTAAAGTGGAAATAAATACTTTCTTTTTTATGCCATTAATGAAAGGAAAGGTGAGAAAATATGGCAGTAACACATTTTATCCAACAAATTTGGAGCAAAAAAATTCAAGACGATTTGGAACTTAAAACAAAATTAGTTGCTAACTGTTTAAGAGACTATGAGGGAGATTGTAAATATGCACGTTCAGTTAAAATCTTAGGCGTAGGAGAACCAACTATTGCCGCATATGACAATACTACTGATATTGATATTGAAGAAATGGGAGACAAAAGCCAAGTTTTAACTATTGACCAAGCAAATTACTTTGCGTTCTATGTTGATGATGTTAATCAAGCTCAGTCAGTACCAGGACTAAAAGAAAAGTATCAAGCTAAAGCAGTTCACGGTCTTGCAGTTGCAAGAGATACTTATGTTGCTAATCTAATCAAAGCTGCAACAAACTATACAACAGCAACGGCAACAACTAAAGAGGCTGTAAAAGCTGCTATTGATGGAGCAATAGTAAAACTTAGAGAAAGAAACTTTGATGAGGAAGGTGTTATTGAGATTACACCAGCAGTATATAACGTGTTTAAAGATTATTTAATCACAGTATCTACTAATAACCCAGAATACATAAAAAAAGGTATTGTAGGTGTATATGATGGCTTTGACGTTGTAATGTCTAATAACTTAGCAAAAGATTCTACTTATGCTTACTGTGATATTAGAGGTAAGAAGGCAATAGCATTCGCAGGTCAAATTAATGAAGTTGAGGCTCTAAGATCTGAGAAGAGATTTAAAGATATTATTAGAGGACTTGATACATTTGGTTCTAAAACTATTGATGAGGCAAGAATACAAGGTATCCGTTTCTTAATTGCAACTGGTTCTATATAAGAGAAGTTATCTTCTCTTTCTAAGTGCATTAAACTTTAGTGCATTTAGAAAAAGGAGGTAGTTATGAAGAGAAAATATGCAAATGTTTTTTATTTTAGAAAGATTAGTAAAATAGGGGGCACAGAACAGTACTTATATGAAATAGCAAAGAAATATAATAATATTGATATAACATTTTTTTATGATGAGGCTGATAAATTTCAACTTAGAAGACTTAAAAAATATGTTAGGTGCAGAAAAAGAATAGCAGGAGAAAAGGTTATCTGTGACAGAGCCTTTTTTAATTTTAATATAGATATGATTGAAGATGTTGAATCAACGGAAAACTATTATGCTTTCGTAGGTCATGCAAACTATGAAGAACTCGGATATAAACCTCCAGTAGACCATCCAAAACTAAATCACTTTATAGGTGTTTCTAAATTTTCTACCGACAAACTTAATGAGTGGTTAAAAATATTAAACATAGATGTAAAAGCAGAAAAATGTTATAACCCACTCACTTTAGAAAAAGTTAAAAAACCTAAAATAATTGTAAGTGCTTGTAGACTTGACGATGAAGTTAAAGGTGGAGGAAGAACTTTAAAATTAATAGAAGCGTTAGATAGATACTGCAATAATAATTCAGATGAACATTATTTATGGTTAATTTTTACAAATCCAGATGTAAAAGTTGAAATAAAATCCCCTAATATTTGTTTAATGAATCCAAGAATAGATGTGAGACCATATATATCTATGGCAGACTTTATAGCACAGCTTTCTAATGATATGGAAACATATTGCTATACAATAAATGAGGCATTAGGATATGGAGTACCAATTATAACCACACCTTTATCTATTTTAAAAGAACTACCTGTAAGCGATAATGAGAAAATAATTTTAGAGTGGGATTGTAGTAATGCTGATGAAGTAGCTAGGCAAATATTTGAAAAAGAAATAAAACCTTTTGAATATAAAATACCTAAAGATAACTGGAAAAAATTACTTGTAAATAAAAAATCGACTTATGAAGAAGAGAAAGAAAAAAGATATTTAGTAAAAGCGAATAAATATTATGCAATAGACGGCTTAGTTGATGTTGAACTGGGTATTTTGCCTCCAGAAGGATATGAATTTGAAGTTGATGATGAGAGATTAGATATACTAACTGGAAATAATGGATACGGACATACTTATGTTGAAATTGTAAAGGAGCTTAAATAATGGAAAAATTTATATATAAACCAAGTATTGATATGTATGCAGGAATAACTGTGACAAAAGATACAAAACTAGAATATTGTAACGAAAACGTCAAACAAACTATAGAAAATTTAAAATATAAATCAACAACTAAAATTAAGGGAAATAATTATAAAAGCAAGTATATAACCGAAATTAATTTAAACGAGGGAGATATTTTAATATTTGAAGATGAGGGAAGAGGTTATATTAAACCAGTTGATAATTTTTGTACTATAGAAGAAGCGATAAAAGATTTAGAAAATATAAAGTAGGGGTGATTATAGTGACATTAGAAGAAATGAAACAAAAAGTTTATTCAATGATAGAAGAATATAATGACGTAGCAGATGATCTAACTGAGGATGAAGATTTAGCTACTAAAATAAATAGTGTTATTAATCAAATTCAAAATGAACTTGCAAGGTATAAAAAAATTCCTGCAATTAAAACTATCGAAGTTGAAGAAGATGAAACAATATTATTAAATGAAATTGATTCAAATATATACCAATTACAAAAGATAAAAGGTGTAGATTATGATTTTACATTAAATGAAATAACATTTAATGAAGAAGGTACAGCCAAAATCTATTATTATAAATATCCAACACAAATAACATCAGAAACTGAGAATGACTATAAATTTGAATTGTCTACTGATTTACTTGAAATTATGCCTTATGGTATAGCAGGGGATTTGTTAAAAAGTGATGTATCTAGCCAATATGGAACTATTTATTCGAATAGATATAGAGAATTACTTCAAAATCTAGATCCACGTTATGGGGTAGAAAGTTATTATATTGATGGAGGAATTGATTAATGGCTACTAGAGTAACTCAGGTAAGTGGAAGTCTAATTACTCATAACTATAAAAATTTTAGTGGCGTAGACTTTACAAATAGAGGAGATGAAGTATCTTTTAACCGTTCTCCAGATATGCTTAATATGTGGAGAAACTATAGTAATTCAACCGGGAAATGCGTTGAAACAAGACCAGATATAGATACTTTTAGAATATATAATGATATTATCTATGCTATATATTTTTATACTTGTAACAGTAATAAAAAGATGATAGTCCACGCAGGAACAAAATTATACTACGGAACTGATATTATTTATAGCAATATGAATGAACATAAGAGCAATTATTTTATTTACGATAATAAGCTTTATATTATAGACGGTAACAGTTATCTTGTTTATGATGGAACAGAAGTGAAAGAAGTGGAAGGTTATATTCCGACAACATCAATAAGTAGGAGTCCATCAGGCGGAGGGCAAATACATGAAGATGTTAACTTATTATCGAATTATAGAAAAAACTCTTTCTGTGCGGATGGGGAGTCATTGGAATACAAACTAGATACACCATATTTTGATGAAAATTCTACTGTTAGAGTATGGATAAATGACGAAGAAGTTTTAGAAGGTTTTACATCTGATAGTACAACTGGAACAATAACATTTGAAACAGCACCATCAGAGCCTTTAACAGATGGACAGGATAATGTAATAATTCAGTATCAAAAGACAGTAGAGGGATATAGAGAAAAAATAGAAAAATGTTCTTTGATTGAAATGTTTGATAATAGAATATTCTTTAGTGGTAACGAAGAGTATCCAAATGTGCTTTTTCATTCAAGTTTAAATGATCCAAGTTATATAAGCGATTTAGATTATTATGAGGAAGGTACAGATGATAGCAAAATAAAAGCCATTGTATCAGGTAATAATGCTTTATGGGTAATGAAAGAGGCTAGTCAAAGTAATACAACTATTTTCTACCACAATCCTACAATAGATAGTGATTATGGAAAGATTTATCCATCAACACATTCAAGTATATCTACAGGGTGCGTAAGCGCAGGAATTAATTTTAATGATGCGATATGTTTCTATTCAGAAAATGGACTAGAAAGAATATCAGGAGATGTTACCACAGAACAAGTTATCACACATGTAAGTACTTTAGTAGATAGCAAACTATTAAATGAAGGTAAATATAAAGAAGTAATGCTTGCTGAATGGAAAGGGTATCTACTCAGTATAATCGGAAACAAAATATATTTAGCCGATAGTAGAAATTTTTCAGAGGTTAATAATCATTATGAGTATGAATGGTTTTACTGGGAATTTGATGAAGAAATCACAAGTGCTATTGTAAGCGATGAAACATTATATTTAATTATGGATAAAACAATATACACCTTAACTAAAACGAACAGTGAGGTGTTTTCATATTGGACTACTTTAGAAGATGAGTTCGGATATCCAGAATATCAGAAAATCACAAATAAAAAAGGTTGTGTTGTTGATATGGAAGGTGAAGAAATTAATGTGTATGCAAAAGTGGATAATAAAGACTTTGATTTAATAAAGAAATACCAAAATACAAAAGGATACGTAGTACCAAGAATTAAAAAGAAAAAATGGAAAAGTATACAGTTAAAATTTTCGTCTAATAAGCCATTCAAATTGTATTCAAGTACATTAGAATCTTACATAGGAAGTTACATTAAAAGATAGGAGGGAAGAAAGTGGCAGTAGATTATAATGATAGACGTTTTCAAGAAGTAAATGAAGAAAAACAAAACGCACTTAACAACGTTAATAATATGTATAACAACATGATAAACAATAGTGATAAATATTATAATGACCAGATAAAAGCTACTGAAGACTATGGTAATAAACAAGCCGAAATACAGCAAGCAAATACAGACTTTGCTATTGAAAAAATAGAACAGCAAAAAGACTGGGCAAAGAAAGATTATACAAAAGAACAGAAAGGTGCATATAATGATTGGCAAAAACAGAGCAATCAATATGGAACTAATGCTGAGGTACTAGCAAGTCAAGGTCTTACAAATACGGGGTATTCAGAGTCAAGCCAAGTAAACATGTATAATACATATCAAAATAGAGTGGCAACAGCTAGAGAATCGTTTACAAGAGCTATCACAGAATATGATAATTCAATTAAAGATGCTCAACTTGCTAATAATTCAGCCCTAGCTGAGATAGCATATCAAACCCTTCAAACTAAATTGTCATTATCGCTTCAAGGATTCCAGTATAAAAATGGACTATTGCAACAACAATTACAGGCTCAAAATGAAACTGAAGATAGATATTACACCAGATGGAAAGGTGTACTTGACCAAATTAATACTGAAAATGCACTAGCTGAACAACAAAGACAATTTAATCTAAGTTTAGCTAATTCTAGAACAAGCTCAAGTGGTGGAAGTTCAAACTCGGGTGGTGAAGAATGGCTAGATGGTGATTATATAACAACCGCATTTTATCAAGGACAGAAAAATCCAGATGCTCAAAATGGAACATTTAGCAATGGATATCAACCGAATAATATTGGTGGTGATAAGCTTGTTGGAACAGGTCAATATATTAATAAAGCAGGTGTTACAAGAGAAGGTACAAAAACAACAAGTGTACAACAAATATGGAAAACTTCTGACGGTAAGAAATGGTATTGGGATGGAAACCAAAATAAATATATACAGTACAAAGGTGGAAAAAATGTATAATAAAGAGGTGTTAAAATGGCCAAAAAGAAAAAAATTATTGCAAATGTAGATATAGATGGAACAATAACACCATATGAAGAAAAAAGATATAATAATTTAATAGCCAATGTATCTTCTGATGGAACTGTGGAAGAAATAGCTCCGATAAAAATTAAGAAACAACAAACAAAGAAAAAAGCAGAATGGATTAATGCTAGAACTTTTGAAGATGGATACAATATTGGTGATGCAACTAAAGCAATTCTATCTACAGGTGGTGACATAATAACCAATGGAACTAAGGCACTATTTGGAATAGGTGAAGGTATTGGAGACTTAGTTAACTATGGTGTAGCTGGTGTTTCTGATTTAATTGGACAAAAAGAGTTTGCAAAAGGGTTGAGAGAGGAAACTAAAGGAAATTTAACTAATGAAATATTTAGTCCGGCAGAAGAATTTTATGATGAAAATTCATTGATGGGAGAAAATTTAGATAATTTCGTCCAAACAGCTAGTGGTATTTATGGGAATGTAGCACTTGCTGGACTAGGTGCCGGTGCTGGTTTAAGTAGAGCAGGAACAACTGTATTAACAAGTGGTGTTAATGGTGCTAGTGCGATGGGGTCATCTATAAGTAATGCTTACAATAGCGGAGCAACAGATAGTGAAGCTACTTTATATGGGGCAATAAGCGGTACTTCATCGGCAATAGTAAACTTGCTTGCCGGAGGTCTTTCAAAAAGCGTTGATGCCATGGGTATAAGTAGTGGCGTTGGTAGAATTGATGATAAGGTAGCTCAAGCACTTACACAAAAAATTGGGAATCAACTTATAAAAAATGTATCTCAAGCTGGTATTAAAGCTGGTGGCGAAGGTTTAGAAAGTGTCTTGCAAGGAATAATAGATGCAGGAGCCAAGAAAATCACTTATATGAAAGAATCTGAAATTAAAGATTTGATAAAAGATGAAAAACTTATGGACAGATTCATAAAAGGTGCAGTAACCAGTGGTGTTTTGCAAGCAAAAGGTGTTTATAATGCCACTAAAAATGGTCAAAATTATGTTACAGGTTTGACTAATGAAGAACAAAAAACGTTGGATGATGAAGTAAATAACCAAATTAACTTTATTGAAAATGAGGGAACAAAGCTTTCCAATAGCCAAAAACAAAAGTTAAGAGAGAATGCTAGACAAAATATAATTTATAATCGTCAAAATATTCAACAAAAAGAAAATGACAACAATGCTAATGAAGAAAAAAAAGAAGACGAATATACGCCTTATGAAGAGTTTGGAAAAGAAATTGATAAGAAAATACAAAATGGGGAATTAGAAGAGTTGAATACTCATAATAAAAATAATTCTTCTGACGAATTAATAAAGGAAATTCAGAATAAGACTAGAAATAAACAAGAGGGAAAAGAAGATGTAGAAATAATACCTATAAACGATATTTTATCTTTAAGAGAAAGTGGCGGATATGATTCAGAAAGTGAATATAATGCCCTTTTTAACAATATAAGAGAAAATGGTATAAAAAATCCTATAGAGCTTGTAAGAGATAAAAATGGTAATGTTAAAATTTATAATGGAAATCATCGTCTACAAATAGCAAATGAATTAGGTTTAAATGAAGTGCCAATAAAATACATTAAGGATGATTATGTTGATAAATTTGATGAAAACCTATATAATGAAAACATTAGAAAAGATTATATAGGAGGAAAATATAATGGAACTAACAGAGACTTGGAAGAAACTAGTGGATATGCTAGTAGAATGTGGAATGAAGATGAAAACGACCGATATGATATCGGCAAACCTGAAAACAGAAGAGCAACAAAAACAGATGATAGAATACCTTATAGAGTACAAGGAAATAATAACAGACCATCAAGCAATTCAACACGCAGCGAAGATAATTTACAGGACACAAAAGGACAAATAAAAAGTCGATATAATGAACGAGGACTCCAATTGTCCGGACTCAATACATCGACTGATGCGAATAATATACCAAATACTAACGGGAATGTCAAATCTGATATATCCAATAATAGTAATATGCAAATTAACGAAAATAATACCAAAGAACAAAATATAGCCCCTATAAAGAACAACGAGACAACTATTAAAAAAGGTCAAAAGAATACAATTGATTTACCTATATCTGATAAAGTTAAAAAAATAAACTTTGAGAAATCAATTAAAGAAGACTCTAAAAATATTTCTAGCAAGATAAACAAAATATTAAGTTCATCAGATAGTTCATCTGATGATTTACCAGATTTAAAACTTCGTAAATGGATAGAAACAGCAACCGAAAGTGACGTTGTTGATGGTAAATTAGTTGTAGATGATTTTGATACATTAAAATCTGTTTATGAGGTAAAGAGTAATAGTAAGGCACTTTATAGCGCAAATAAGCACATTGAAGAGTATGGATATAAACAAAGTATAGAAGACTTTAATACAAAGTTAAATTCAAAGAAAAATAATATTTCTGTTGACGATATAGTAATGGGTGAAAGATTAGTAAGCGAAGCCATCAAAAACAATGATTATGAAACTGCCCAAAGTCTAATAGAAGATATTTCAATAATGGGTACAGAATTAGGTCAAAGAGTTCAGTCATTAAGTGTTATTCAAAGACTAACTCCGGAAGGACAACTTAGAATGCTTACAAAAACTGTAAAAAGAGCTAAAGATAAAGGTAATTTTGCCTTTAAAGATGTAGAAATAACCCCGGAAATGGCACAAAAAATACTAGAAACATATAATCAAGACGGCACATGGAATCAAGATAATTTAGATTCAGCAGTAGAAGATGTAAAACAAGATATAGCGAATCAACTTAAGTCATCACCTTTAGATAAAATTGATGAATGGCGATATTTAAGTATGTTAGGAAACCCTAAAACACATATAAGAAATACTATCGGTAACGTTGCCATGAAAGGAGCAACAAAAGTTAAAAATGCTATTGCAAGAACAATAGAAGATGTTGCCCCTATAAAGAACAGAACTAAAACATGGAGAAAAGATAGTGATGATGTAAAGTCATATGCCAAACAAGTTACGGAAGAGATGAAAAGCGATATAATGGGGCAAAGTAAATATAGTACAGAAACCGAAATTGAAAGAATGAAAAATACTTTTAAATCAAAAACTTTAAATAAGTTAAGCAACTTAAACAGTAAAGCACTGGAACATGAAGATTGGTTATTTAGTAAAAATGCATTTAAAGATAGTTTTCAAGAATATTTAACAGCCAATGGTATTAAAACACAAGATGATATTGAAAATAATGTGAAAATAGTAAATAATGCCAGATTATATGCTTTAGATCAGGCAGAGCAGGCAACTTTTAGACAGTATAGTCAATTGGCAAGTACCATTAGTGATATAGAAAATCAAAGTAGTCTAGCACATTTTGCAACTGGAGCTATAATGCCCTATAAAAAAGTACCTATAAATGTTGCTAAAACTGGTGTCAAATATTCTCCAATAGGACTTGCTAAATCTATCTCTTATGATGCTTATCAGGTAAAAAATGGAAACATGGAAGCAAGTCAAATGATAGATAATTTATCACAAGGACTTACAGGAACATCGCTTGCTCTTATAGGATATGGACTTGCTAAAGCAGGATTTATTAAAGGTAGTGGAGACAATGATAAAGAAACTAAATATGATGATAATTTAGGAAGCCAAGATTATTCTTTAAAAATTGGAGATAAGTATTATTCGCTATCATGGTTATCGCCATCTGCCATGCCTTTATTGTCAGGAGCGACTGTATATGAACAATTAGAAGAAAAGAACGGCTGGGATATGAATGTCGTAACTGATATGTTGTCTAAAACTTTAGATCCATTAAGCGAAATGTCATTTATTTCAAGTTTAGATGATGTTTTAAGTTCATATGATAGTGGAGGTAATAAATTGGCTACTGTAGGTAAGAAAATGACACAAAACTATATAACTCAGTTCTTTCCAACGTTGTTTAGTCAATTAGCTAGCACATTAGATGATAAAAAGAGAAGCACAAAAGCTTCTAGTAATAGTTCGTGGAAAGATTTTGATGAAACTTATAGAAAAATTATGTACAAAATACCTGGATTACGTAATAAATTAGAGCCAGCTACAGATATTTGGGGTAATGAAAAAGAACAAACAGAAAATATAGTTAAACGTTCATTAGAAAGTTTTATTTTACCTTATAATAAAACAACTGATATAAGTAGTAAACTAGATAATGAAATCAAACGCATCTATAACCAAACAGGTGATACGAAAGTAATACCGAGTATACCTTACTCTTATGTAAATTACGATGGTGTAAAACATATTATGTCAGCGGAAGAATATACAAGATATAAAAAAGATTATGGTCAAACAGCAAATAATTATATAAATAATTTGTTAAAAGACAGTAGATATTCAAGTTCTAACGACGATGAAAAAGCAAAAATGATAGAAGAAATTTATGATTATGCTAGAGCAACAGCCAATAGACAATATTTTAGTAAACAAGGCGATAATTATTATGAAAGTAATTATTTGACTGAACTAAAAAATATGGAAAAACTAAAAATGTCAGATTCACAAAAGGTTGAATATATTGCCACTAAAGTCAAAGGTAACTCAATAAAGAATGATAAAAATTTAACAAGTTCTGAAAAGAAAAAACAAATTGGTAATTTAATTGTAGATACTGATTTTAATGATTCACAAATAGCCCACATTTATAGTAAATTTTATTCTAAAGAGAAATCACTAAATGTAATAAAGAATCTTAATATTCCATTAAAAACTTATATCCAATTTGATATTCAAGATTTTAAATCTGATAAAGATTTATCAGGAAATACAATTTCCGGTTCAAAGAAGAAAAAGATTTTAAATTATATTAAATCCACAAATTTGAATTCAAATCAAAAAATTATACTAACTAAATTAAAATACAATAGTTATGACGAGTATAATAATCAAATAATAAAATATATTAAAGGTTTAAATATAGATTCAAAATCTAAACAAGAAATCTTAGAAGCGATGGGATTTAAGATTTCAAATGGCAAAATAACATGGAAGTAGGTGTCTTATGGTAAATGAACGACAAGATAGAAACGGAGTTAGAACACCTGCTGATGTTGAGAGAAGGCACAAATTAGGTTTAATAGAACAAACAGCCAAAGAGATAGAGGAGATAAAGGAGATAGATTCTTCTTTGTCTTCTACTTCTACAAAGGCAGTTCAAAATAAAATTATTACTAATGCTATTAACAATCTAAATACCAATAAGGTTAATAAAGTAACAGGTATGGGATTATCACATAATGACTTTACCGATAGTCATAAATCTAAATTAGAAAGTATCAAAAGAACTATACTTTTTGAGGATGATACAGGAAGTAGCACAGTAGTATTTGAAGAAAATATAACAGACGATACATCTTACATAGATGTATTTTTTGAATGCGATGCTTTATACGATTCTATTCGAATTTATAAGCCATACAATAAAAATTATGACACCATAGTTGGAGAAATATCTAACACAGGAATTACAGTTAATAGTGGCTATACGGTATATTTTGTAGCTAGTTTTGAGGAGGTGTTTGAATGATAGCTATAGGGGATGACAAAGAAACAATTTATATTACAAGAGGAGACACACCGCAAGATAAATTTAATAAGATAGCCTTTGAATTTCCAATATATAATGTAAAAACGCAAAAGGAAGAATTATATGAATTCCAACTTGACGATAAAATATCATTCGTTGTATTTGAAAAAAAAGGTTATACAAAAAAGGAAATTTTTAGAAAAGATTATAAGATTAAAGACATTGGGTATACGGATCCAACAACTACGCCAGAAATTGTTTTGACGGAAGAGGAAACTAAGATGTTTCCCCTTTTTAATAAAAAACAAACATACTGGTATGATCTAGTTCTTAATGATACAACAACTATGCTAGGAATGGATGAAGAAGGTGCAAAAAAAATAATAGTATATCCAGAAGCAGATGAAGAATAGAGGAGGTAGAAAGATGAATAATTTAAAAGCAAAATTAGGTTTTAAAGGCGAAAGAGGATACTCCGCCTATGAAATCGCAGTACAAAATGGTTTTGAGGGAACAGAACAAGATTGGCTCGCAACTTTAGGTACGTCAAGCCATTTAACACAAGATACAGTTAGCTATACATCAATTGAAGGGCAAACAGATTTTAATTTACCAACGAGCTACACAAGCGATACCTTTGTTGACGTATACGTAGATGGATTAAGACTTACTTTTGATGAATATACTATTACCAATAATAAAGTTGTACTTACGAATGGACTTACCTCCGGTAGGAAAGTAGAAATAGTAGAGATGACGATGTCTACTAATAGTCTACCCATTGTGACAAGTGTCGACAGCGAATCAACAGATGATACAGTTTTGAGTGCTAAAGGGAGTTATGGATTAAAACAATTAATAAATGAACACACTAGCCAAATTGGAACTTTAGCAAATGATATTAGTACATTATCAACTAATCTAGATGATAGCATTAATGAACTTAATACTAATTTAGATGAACTAAGCGATAAATTAACAGATGGTGGCATTTATTCAACACAAGAAACATTAACTAATAATAATTGGATAAACGGAAAGCCAATATATAGAAAGGTGTTTAATGTAGGTACTGTTGCCAAAGAAACAATAAAAAAAATCAGTTATGGAGTACCTAATTTAGGGCAAGTTGTTGATTTAAGGGGGTTTAATGAGATTGACGACGAGAATCATACGAGACTTAATTTTGCTGTTCCGATAAACTTCTTTAATATATATCAGCATCATGTAGGAGAGGCTGAAAATGGGCAACACTGTTTTGTTACTAAAACCGAACAAGCAATCGAATTTTATTCAACATGGGATGTCCATGATTTAGTAATTATAATGGAATATACTAAAGCGGAGGCAGAATAATGGAAAATGAATTATTTGAACTCTATAGAGGAGATACTTACGAAAGGAACATTATAGTATTAAAATACACTTCAAATATAGACGAGGTGTATTTTTCAGTTAAGTCAAAAGAAAGCGATAAAAGAACAGTGTTACAAAAGTCATTGAACAATGGTATAACACTAGCAGATGTGGAAGATGACAAACGCACATATCAAATATTAATTAATAGTACAGATACTGATGGCATGAAGACAAGTGATTATTATTTTGATATCGAAATAATAACAAACACTGATGACAAACCGTTAAAGAAGACCATTGTAAAAGGTACGTTCAGACTAAAACCAGAGATAACAACTACCGATAATGAAAGGGGAAATTAAAATGAACGATATAGAAGTTGATGTATTAGCTGTAAATTACATACCAGATTATGTAAAAAAAGAAGCGATAAGAGAACTAAATGAAACAACTCGTATAACCAATGAAAATACTAGAATTGCAAATGAGAACAGTAGAATAGCAAACGAAACTGCGAGAAACAATGATGAAATAAATAGAATAGCACAATATAATATGATTCAAGAAAAACTAGACAATGGAGATTTTAATGGCACTGATGGTGAAGATGGATATAGCCCAATAGTTGAAACTTCTAAGAGCGGTAAGGTTACCACTATAAATATCACTGATAAGAATGGAGTGCATACAGCCACTATACTAGATGGAGAGGATGGATCAGCTAGTTCTGGTGACATGAAAAAAGAAGTCTATGATACAAATGATAATGGTATCGTAGACAACGCTGAGAAAGTAAATAATCACATAGTATTAAAAGACGTACCTGCTGATGCTGTATTCACTGATACTGTCTTTAGTGGAAACTATAATGATTTAACTAACACACCTACTATACCAAGTAAAACATCTGACCTAACAAATGATAGTGGTTTTATTACAGGGTATACTGAAACAGACCCTACAGTACCATCTCATGTAAAAGGGATAACGCAAGCCAATATTACATCATGGAATAATAAGTCTGATTTTAGTGGGGATTATGATGATTTAACTAATAAACCAGATTTGACAGATTATGTAACAAATACTGATTATGCAACAAATACTACTGGTGGTGTTGTTAAAATCGCAACAGAGTTCTCAGCAAGATTAAATCCAAATAATACGTTGCAAGCAATACCAAGAACTTTTAATGAGTATGAAAATATGAATACTTCAAATTTTATAAGTAAAGGTACATTAGAAAATGTAATAACAGGTAAAGGTTTAGCTACTGAAGATTATGTAGACAGCAAAGCAAGTCAAGTGTCTACTATACCAACAGCAAGTGTAGACTACTTAGATAAAATAGTACAGTTCATAGGTACAACAAGTAGCACATATACAAATGGTTACTTTTATAAATGTGTTAGTGATGGACAAGACCCT